ATGATGGAGAGATGTATTATCTCTTAGCAGAGGACGTTACATTAACTGGATATGAGCAGACAATAAACGCCACTGTGGTTGCTGATCGAGAAGGAACTGCTGGAAATGCGCTACAGGCTGGAGCGGAGATGGTGCTGGCAATAACTAATAGTGCAATCAACAGTATTGTGGCTATCACGGCAGCAAAAGGCGGCAATGAGGAAGAGGAAGACGAAGCTTACCGGGAGCGCATTAGAAAACATGGACTTACTTCCGTTACAACAGGACCATATCAGCAGTACGAGGCACTTGCGGAAGAGGTGAGCAGCGCCATTGTGGATGCAAAAGCCCTCAATCTTGGAGGTGGAAATGTTGGAGTGTACCTGATTCTTTCAGATGAAACCGCACAGGAAAATATATTGCAAAATGTTTTGGACGTGCTTTCTCCGCAGGATGTAAGGCCGCTAACCGACCACGTAGCCGTGTACAAGGCTAGCGAAGTAAGCTATACACTTAAAGTCCAATACACTTCTGACAATAGTAGTTCCACAAACGAAGCTATATCCCAGGCAGTGGCGGATTACCAGGAATGGCAGGATAACACAATCGGCCGGGCGTTTAATCCAGACAGGCTTATGGCTGCCATATATCAGGCCGGTGCAACCCGTGTTACCTGGCAGGAAGGAAGCAAGTTTAAGGACAGCACCGAAATTACATATGCAGAAATTAAGGAAAATGAGCATTGCAAGGGAAGTATTTCCCTGACTGCATCCGCGTCATAGGAGGTGCAGCATGTTTACTTTTGATATTGAAAAATGGGTGCCGAAATTCATTCTGAATGATCGAAATGGGTACGCATTGGCGAAAGCCATCGAAGCCGGATTGCAGATAATGAACGATTCAATAGCAGATGGCGTAAAGCTCATTAATGACTATGATTCAATGCCGGAATGGCGGCTTGACGAATTGGCCTGGGAAACGAACTGCTTATATGACTATAACGCACCGGTAGAAACAAAGCGGCAATGGATAAAAAATGTTCTCCCTCTGTACGAACTATACGGTACACCAAAAGCCATTTATCAGTATATCGGTAGTTATTTCGATAAAATAGACCTTCAGGAAAATTGGGAATATGGCGGCGAACCGTTTCATTTCCGCGTTACCGTGGAGGGCGAGTGGACACCGGAGAACGAAGCCTGGGCGAGAAAGGCTATTAACACGGCGAAGAATGTACGGTCTGTGCTGGATTCCCTTCGCATTGGAAACACATGCCTTATCGGACTAAGTGTAGAAAGCGGCGTGTTAGCCTACATTACTTCCTATCCGATGGCAGGAGAGGACTTTGCCGGACAGTGGCCACAGGAAGCCTACCTTGCAGAGTTTGACAATACTGGGAAAATGGTATTGCAAAGCGATGCAGACACATACAAGTACGACTATGATGCAACGGGCACTCTCCCGAATCCAAATACATTAGGCGTATTCGACCAGTCAGGTATTGGAATTTCCGCAGATGGTACACCCCAGTCATTCAACTATGCAGCACCGGGAGAGAAAGATGCCGGAACAATGCCGCAGACCAATATGGAGATGGTTCTTGATAGAAGCGGAAACGTTGGAATCAGCGCAGAAGCCACGGAAAAAGTATTCGACTATCTGGGAGCTGACGATAAGCTTAATACCGGAACGCTGCCAGACCAAAATACATTAGCTGAATTTGAAACAAGCATTCCCACCGTTAAAGCGGATGATTCATATATTGAAATTGTTTACCAGCTGTGCGGAGAGGATGAAATAAATTAAAGGAGGGCTATTTATGAGCAACACATTTGTCCTTGATAGCAGTTATCTCGCTAGGAAGCGCACAGAGATAAAAAACGAAATATCCTACGCGCGTTACCAAGTGGGAGGTAACTGGTATCAGGCAAAAATCGAAACAGCAACAGTGCTTTCTGATGGTCGGATCGAAGCTACTTTCGTGATTGACCATACAGTAAGCGGAAATATCACCGTGACAGGCGTTGAGCTGTACGACCTTAACGGTGCAAGGATCGGAAGCAGATCGGTAAGCATTGAAAGAAAAGATGCCACAGAAGGCATTTTGTATGTTTGCCGCTTTTCCTTGTTCCAAGCAATTGAAAACAGCAGTAAAACAGGTGCATATGACGCACTTTAAGGAGGTGACATAAAATGTCCTATAACAAAAGAATTAACTGGAAAGACCATGTGGTTGAAAGACCCAGAACCTTTTCTGAAGCGACAAACAGTGACGGCACCAAAACCCTCACCCCAGCACCAGGACAGGTACAGCAGCAGGGTACACCAATGTCTGCAACAAATTTCAACAGCATGGAGGAAGCTATTCAGCATATCGCCAATGCTTACGATATGATGGTGACAACTTATCAGGCAGAGTTACGCGATGCAAAGAAACGTATCGCAGCACTGGAAACTAAAGTTGCAACATTGAGTTCATAAGGAGGTAGCCAGATGGAAAAAGAGACATTAACCGCGCCTGAAATGCCGGGGCTTTCCGAAGAGGAAATTGCTGCATTAGAGGCAGAGAGGAACGCTGCAAAAGAGGCTGAACTTGCACCGGCTAAAGAAGCGGCAAAAATGAGAAAGGAAAGCGCAAAGATTATTGCAGAGCATGACGACATGCTTGCAGAGTTACTTTTTGAGATCACAGTTAATGAAACGGAGGGGTAAATTATGGCTTACAAATTAATGAAAAGGATCATTGAACGTGGGGGATATGATAAGGCTGCAACTATGGATAAGTTAGATGCTTTTCTGGCAGCTGACCGCCTTACCACAGACCAGTACAAAGAACTGGTAGAACTGATGGAGGGCAAGAAAGATGAATAATAGTCCTCTTGAATTTCTCGCAAAAAAATATGGAAATGTCGTAAAGTATGACAACGCCGGTAATGTTATCGGCATTTTCGTACGCTTTTATAAGCGTAAATCCTCTGATCTGGTGGCAGGACTTCCAGAACATACACATCCGGCATTTATTATCAATGGAGTGGAGCAGGATTCTATTTTGCTCGGAAAGTATAAAGTCGGTGAAACCGGAGAATCTGGCGGTCCTCTTCTCAGTATGCCAAATATTATGCCGGCTAGATCTATGGGAGCAGACCAGATGCTTTCCAGAATCCGCGCCGCAGGCCCTGGTATTTCAGGCATGACATGTGCTGACTATGGATTTATCAAACTTCTGGCACAGAAGGAAGGATGGGCGCCAAAAGGGAATACCTATTGGGGACAGAGCCATAAGGATGGAACAGCCTGGAAGGTTGGAGATAGTATGCAAGTTGGCACAGAAAGAGCATATGAAGGATATCTCTACAAGTGCCTGATTGCGCATACAGCCGTAGCGGAATTAAAGCCAGATATCGCACCGAATTACTGGAAAAAGGGAGAATTTATCGGCGGCATTTCTCAGGATAATGCAAAAGATGGAACATTCCAGACCGGTTACCGCACATTAAATGGCAGCGGACCGCTCGACTGGTATCTTGGAAGTGATCCAGGAAACATGGCTGATCTTATCGGATCCAGTCTGGAACAGCAGTATGGTTACCGCATTTACGACTGCGAGCTTCAGATTTTGGAGAATAATAACGCAGCTGATCCGAACGCTGATTTGTCCGCTGGGTCTGCGGCTTGGAAGGCGATTTTGCCAAATAAGAGCGATGATGGCTATACGCTGGTAGCCCCGGGAACAGCAGGGACATTGCACTGGAACTGGGTGGATGGAACTGTAAAACTTGATACGCAGTGCGACGATTTTAGTATTGAATATAAAGGATTAAGCTTCAAAGACTTGACTGCCAATACTACAAGACTTCCATATGTACCATCTATTGTCAAAGAGCTTGGCTTGTTTCCAACTGGTTCTGAAGACAAGACAGAAGGATATTACTGGTTATACATTGGAAAAGGAGAGCGCTTCCCGCGTCGCGGTGGCTACTACGACGGCGCCAGCTATGCGGGCTTAGGCTATGTCTATGCTTACTATGAGCGCGGCCATGAGGCCGCGTTCTATGGCGGCCGCTCCCGCTCCCTCTGATTTCCTGTAGACTGGAATCTGAATCCCTGAAAGGCTGCGCGGTAGCGCGGCCTTAATTTTACCGCAAGGAGAAACTGCAATGGCAGAACCACAATATACAAATGCAAATCCTGGCCCATGCTGCCAGAAAATTGAAGACATGATTTTGTATAGCAATGATGTTATAGGGAAATGGCCTGCTTTTTACAAATATACAATTGGGGAAGAAATCTACAGAGAAATGCTGCTCATGCTGAGGCTTGCTAATAAAGCAAGACTACGGCATATGAATAAAAGCACTCTTGCAGATCTTGACACAAGTAAGGCACAGGTTGATGCACTTGTACGCGTGGCCAACCGGACGGTTTTCACAGATAAAAGCGGTAAGCAAAGACGATTGTTAAGAGATCAAAATTTCGGAGTATGGTCAGAAAAATTAGACGAAATAGGCCGCCTAATCGGTGGCTGGCTAAATTCCGTAAAAAGATCACAACAATAACAGGAACGTGCCGTGATCGTGGCACCTTTTTATGATTGTTCTCTGCGCTTCCCGCGTCGCGGTGGCAACTACAACGACACCAGCAATGCGGGCTTAGGCTATGTCAATGCTAACAATGAGCGCGGCAATGAGAACACGAACTATGGCGGCCGCTCCCGCTCCCAGCATACTTTCAAGGCTTCGCAACGATTACGAATCAGCGAACATCATTCTGATGGGAGGGGTACGTTTCTGCAGCGGTTACTTAATCGCTGGACAAAAATCCTTCGTTGTTCCGCTAGATACGGCAAGAAAAGGCAATAAAGGAATTACTGCAAAGCGCCCGAAAGGGTGTAAGGCTATGATTGCCAGCAGTTATTTGTGGCAAATATAAATTGCCTGCAAATATACAATCTACGCCAAGCGGAAACGCCACGTGCAGTGCTTATTTGCAGATCGGAGGTAACTTTTGAAAAGACTGCAAGATTTAAAAGCCCGTATCTGTAGTTTTGAAAACTTAATAGGAGCATATCGCGATGCCGCAAAGTGCAAGCGATACCGCGACGAGGCAATATCTTTCACACTGGATCTCGGGAAAAACCTACACGAAATACAGAAAGATTTATTAAATCAGACTTATAAGGTGGGCGTATACCGCGAATTTTATGTACGCTATCCCAAGCCCCGCCTTGTAATGGCTCTGGGATTCCGGGACAGGATTGTGCAATGGGCGATCTATAGGGTGATTAATCCATACCTTGATAAGAGGTATATAGATCACAGCTACGGATGCCGCAAAGCTAAGGGCACACTGGCAGCCGCACAAAAGCTTTATAACTGGCAACAGCTTATAAGCAGAAAAAGAGATAAAAATGACTGGTATATCATAAAAGGCGATGTATCAAAATATTTTTATCGCGTAGATCACCAGAAGATAATAGAAGCATATAAAGCTATTTCCGATGAAGAGTGGTTTTTATGGTTAATTGGTACAATTATAAACAATCCGGACGTACCGTTTGGCCTGCCGCCAGGCATAAAACCTGATGATTGTCCAAGAGAAAAGCGGCTTTTTGATGTTGGAATGCCAATCGGGAATTTGACAAGCCAGGAAACGGCGAACCTGTTTCTGGATAAGCTGGATCAATATTGTAAACATGCTTTGCATTTGCATTTTTATGTACGATACATGGATGACTTTTGTATATTCATAAAAGGGAAAGGAAACGCAAATGCAATATACAAGATCATTGCGGAGTATTTGAAGAGCGAACTGTATCTTGATATCAGCCCTAAGAGCAAGATACAAAAGGCAACAGATCCAGTGGAATTTGTCGGCTATCTTATCACTCCTCATGGTATACGTATGAGGAAGAAAACCACAAAGCATATGAAGAAAAGCCTGAAACATATTATGAAAGCATATGCAAATGGCGAAATAGACTATGATAAGGCAAAAGAAAGCCTTGTCTGCTATTTGGGTATGTGTAAGAAATGTAACGGCCACAATATGCGGCGCTGGATCACGGAAAACTTTGTATTGCAAAGAAGCGAAGAGTATATGAGAAAACAAAATGAGTTACAAAGAAAGCGGAATTTTTACCAGATCCAGGAAAATGGGGACGGAACCGCAGATGTATATTTGCGCCCGGAAGTGCTTCCTGAAAGCCTGGACGGCGTGACCGTAGACTATGACGTTGCCGTATTAGTTGTAAAAGGTGTCGAAATGTGCGACACACTGGAAGATGATATACGCGCACATTATGACGATTGGTGCGAGAGCGCCGATATCGTGTACTTATAATACACAATATGTGGATAAAATTGTGGACAATTGCACTATATTCAAATAATTTCCCGAAAGGAAGCGAGAAAAATGACTTTAAAAGAGGTTCTTGGTACAAGCGGAGGAATTTTATTTGTACTTTCTGTTCTCATTCAAATCGCACCGATAGAACTAAACCCCTGGTCGGCACTGGCTCGTTATATTGGTCGTGCCTTAAACAGTGAGGTTTTAGAAACAATCGAAAAGAATGAAGCTAAAACCGCCAGATACCGAATTATTCGGTTTAATGATGAAATTCGGCATGATGTGAGGCACACGGAAGAACATTTCAACCAGATCATAGATGATATTAGAACCTACGAAAACTACTGTAACACCCATCCTAATTTTCCAAACGGAAAAGCAGTTCTTTCAGTTTCAAATATCAAAAAAATCTATGAAAAATGTATCAGTGAAAATCTGTTTATTTGACTGTGTGAAGAAAATGAAAAAAATAAAAGAAAATATCATCCGATTTATTCATAAAATCGGAACATTGAACCTGGTGCTGCTATTAGTCGGTGCCTTTTTTATTTGGTTTAATTGGCAGATGATATCTGTATATCGTTCATGCGGAAGCATGCCAGAAACCTACGCTTGCGCCGTGGTAGCTGCCACTATTGGAGAATGTGGCATCTGTGGATGGATCCGCACCACAAAAGACAAGAGGCAGGACCGCAAGTGGCAAAAGCAGGACGAACAGGAACTAAATAACGACAATCAAAATGATCTGGCCGCGTTGCCGGGCGAAAGAGAGGAAAACTTATGACATTAGAAGTATTTTTATTTTTACTATTTATCGATGTGATGTTCACTGGCTTTATTACAGAAACAATCAAGCTGTACAAGAAAGTACAATATGAAGATTATTGCGCAAATATAATTGCTGGTGTTACTTCTGTGGTGTTATCAATTGCAATTGGTGCCGCCTACATTATCTTGATGGAAGCGGACATTAATTTAAAAATGGCGGTTTATCTGATTGCACTTATGCTTTGTTCCTGGTTGGGCGCAATGCTTGGATATGATAAGATTTCGCAGACAATTATACAGATTGCAAATGCAGCCCCTAAGCTAAAGAAATAAGGGAGGGAAAAGAGATGGCAATAGTTAAATTATCAAATTGTGGACATGATGAAAATGGTAAATATGCTGGCGGAAAAGCCGGAGACCAAACCGGAACGGAGTATCAGATCATGAATTGGTACGATCGCCCGTGGTTGTGCGTACTTAGATTTGAGGACAAAAAGATCGCAGCTATGATTGCTGATATGGCTAAAAAAGCTGCTGAAAATGATCTGATCGGGTACGATCAGGGAACCAACGGGAACTATAACGACCGCTATACCTTCTGGCAGCAATTGAAAGCAAGCGGCTATGATCCTGCAAAAATTAAGGTGGCCTGTGAAAGTGATTGCAGTGCAAGCACGGCAGCAATTGTAAAAGGTGCCGGTTATCGCCTTAAAAATTCAAAGCTTCAGAACGTATCTATTTATCTTACTACATACAATATGCGCGCCGCTTTACAGACTGCGGGCGCAAAGCTGTTGTTGGATAAAAAATACTTAACTTCTGGTGACTATATTATGGCTGGAGATATCCTTTTGAACGATAACCATCATGTGGCTATAGCAATAACAAGCGGAGATAAAGCGGGAGCTTCTTCTGACAGCAAAGGATATCTGTCAAAAGGAGATACCGGCGCAGACGTGAAGACCATGCAGGAGATGCTGATTAAGGCCGGCTATTCCTGCGGATCTTATGGTGCCGATGGTGATTTTGGCTCTGGAACAGATGCTGCATTACGAAAATTCCAGAAAGAAAATGGATTAACCATTGATGGCAAATATGGGGAGAAGTCGAAAGAAAAATTGGCAGCCTTATACGGCAAGAAAATTAATACCGGAAAGAAAGATTTAACAACCGTAGCCCAAGAGGTGCTTGCCGGTAAATGGGGAAACGATCCGGACAGATCCAAGAAATTAAAAACTGCCGGTTATGATCCGACAGAAGTGCAGGCGAAAGTAAATGAGCTTTACAAAGCCTCAAAAAATACAAAAAGTGTTGACGAGATCGCCCAGGAGATCCTTGCTGGTAAATGGGGAAACAATCCGGACAGATCCAAGAAATTAAAAGCTGCCGGTTATGATCCCGCAGTGATACAGAAAAGAGTAAATGAATTGAGCAAATAAAGGGGTGAGAGTATGCAGGTGGTACAGCCTATCAGGGATTTAGATACATTGCAAAAGTGCTATGAAATCGCAAGAGAACACGATAAGCATCGAAAAACTGGAGAGGTAAGCTGGGAGTTGATTCTTGTTGTTGGATTCAACACTAGCTTGCGCGTAAGCGATTTCAGACGCTTCAAAGTATCAGATCTGCGCGGAAAGGATTACGCACAGATCCAGGCGAAAAAGACCGGGAAAGAAGCCAGGATTTTAATTAATCCAGCGGCGAGAAAGGAGATCAATAGACTGCTGGCTGGAAGAAAAGCAGATGAATATATTCTTCAGAGCAGAAAAAAGGATCCTGTAACGCACAAATACCAGCCAATTACCCGGCAACGCTGCTATCAGATCATCAATACCATAGCGCGTCAAGCCGGAGTGGAAGAGCGCATAGGCTGCCATACCCTGCGAAAAACCTTCGGCTACCATTATTACAAAATGACTGGCGACGTTGTAAGCCTTCAGAGGATATTATGTCACAGCTTCCAGCGTGAGACATTGGTATACATTGGTGTGATCCAGGAGAACATTGACGAGAGCCTCCGCAAATTCAATATGCTGGCAGGAAAAAGGATGGCAGGAGGCTGAAAAGAATCTTTCAAAATGATCTGGCCGCGTTGCGGCGGAGGCGTAATATATGAGTAATGTTATACAGATGGATTTAAATAAATTACTATCAAAAGCATATACATACGAGAACCGCGCAGGCCACGGCTGCGAACATTTAGAAACAACCTATGTTGGAAGCGTGGAACGCGGAAGAAGGATCTATGATGTTTATATTGATTCAAGAGGCAATAGCTGGTTCTTAATGTGGTTCAAAACCGATCACGGAATCGTGAGCGAATATGAAAAAGTATTCGGGCATCCGGAACCGGTGACAAAAAGGTTAAGAAGGGAAAATGAATAGATATTGATCGAAGTAAAAAAAGCGGTGAACATGCAAATATTTTTATGTTCACCGTTTTTTTACTTTTAACTGTAATCGCTTAAATGATTGAATTTTCCTGCTCTAAAAGAATTAACAATGCCGTCATCGTCATTGACTTTATGTATTCACCGTCTTTTAATTTAATATCTTTTTCAAGTGAATAATCTGTATATATTTCTACTTCCAGCTGTTCCTTGCACTTGACAGATACAATCTTTTCACCGCCAAATTTATCAATATCTTGCTGTAATTGCTCAATTAGTCTGGAACATTCAAAACTAACGGACATTCCATCACTGTTAACAAAAGCCATTATTTTATTCCTCCTCTTCAGCCAGATTATAATCTGAACCGCTTACAAACTCCCCATTTTCATCACTTTCAAAATATTCAAGAGCATACTCTGTGATATCCCAGTTTCCGTTGTTTTGCCTGTAAACATTTTTGCATTTACCCAATTCTTCCAGCGCACACTTCTTATCACTAATGCTCCAGCACGCTACCTCTTCCCACTCACTGTTATCTCCCCAGATAGTATCACCAGGGGTAAATTTTTTGTACTCGCGGCCAGTGAGAAAGGCGGTTCCCTTGACTAATCTAATTGTATTATATTCCATATTTTCCTCCGATCTGCCCTTTACGAATGAGCTACTTTCTTATGTTGTTGATATTAATATACCACGCATTGCGTTATATGTCAATGCTTTTTTTATCTTCCAGTACAGCCCGTTCAAGTAACAGAAGCACATATTCCGGGGGCTTCCTTCTGCCTGCTTCCCAATCTTCTATAGTTCTTGGGAATCTTATATTTATCTGAAAATCCCTGTTGACTTAATCCTGTTATAGCTCTTAAATCCTTCGCGTTCATTTAATTAATAAATCCTCCCATTTTTTCCATACTTTTTCATTTCGCGGTATTCCATCTAACCAGTCTAATATAATTGGAATTTCGGTTTGAGATTGATAATATAACGCTTCCGTTTCTCCTATATAATTTTTGTCTACAATATTTCTTATATGCTGTATTTTTTTCCTTCCGGCTGGCAAATTGTTGTTAATATAATTGATAATTTCTATATTTCCGTATATTCTCAATCTTAATTTTTTCTTTTTCTCTTTATTTGTCCATAAGTCAAGAACTCCATGAATTTCTATGTAAGCTCTTAAAAAGTCACTTTTATTTACTATTTCGTCTAAGGCTGGAGTTTCTGTTATTTTGCGACATTTCACACAATGTTTACTTTTTTTATCCTTGTATGCGTTAGCCCCTGCTTTATTCGCTAAATATTCAATCGGCCACTTGTCCAAATTTCGCGCGAAAATATATTGCTTTCCGTTTTCTTTAGCTAAATAAGCCGTGGCCCATATAATGCCACGGCTATAATCGTCAATCATTGTCCACCTCATTAACATAATAAATGCTAACAGGATCTCCGTTTTTGTCGTATAAAATATGGGCTGCTCCGGTATAAGCGAGATCGCAAAAATCAAGGCTGACAATATTTCCAGTCCAACTATAGCCAGCGCCTTCCAGACTTTCCCCTGTTTCATTTTCAATCATGTTTTCGACATAATCTTTTATCGGATCGTCTTCGTCTCGTGTCCATTCTTCTGAGTAATCGCATTCAACAGATTCGGGGACTACTTCGTAACCATCACTATTTACAGATACAGAAATATTATTACAGTATATTTTTTTCATGCTGTTTACCTCCGAAAAGATTTCTTAGTTTTTTTTTCTGATATCGTTATACCACACATTGCGTGGTAAGTCAATACCTTTTTAAATTCAACAATCATTATTTGCGTGACATATACACGCACTTGTTGTACAACAAAATGAGTTAAATATGAGTTATTGACGAGTTAGGAACTTTTGGAAAAGTTTACGAAAATTTTGCTACAGTCAGTCAATAAAATATGCGTATTTTACATATTAAGGTATGGTAAAATAGAGCTTATAA